CTTCTCATCTATCGGATATGTGTTCTCCAACGTATCTGATTCAAACCATATTATCTGAGTAAACCCTGCCGGATAAAAGATATTTCCTATTGAACATGAATTGGAAAAGTTTAATATGAGATATTTCGTGGAATATGTTGCTGTTGGGGGATTACCTGTATCTGAACCAAAGACACAAGTCACATGGAACCAGTCAGAAACATATTCTTTGGCATTATCCATTGTTATCAATAAATAGTAAATACCTTCTGTCATATTTGCCAGAAGTGTATCACCACCATAAGCGAAATAAAAGTCTGTTGCCGTTGCTGTCATCGGAATCATCGTTGGCAGTGTGAATAATGCCGTTATCGGTATCGAAGCGCCAGATAATGTTATCAATTCAACTGTATCAACAGATGCCGCTCCATCACCATTGTCTAACCACTGAAAGGAAGGAAGTCTGTGCAACGGACAGGTTATTGGTGTCGGTACAGGACTCGTAATTCCATTCTTGCCACGTTCGTAGCATTGTTTTTCTACCTTGTCATAAATCGGTAATGAAGTATAAATAGTTTTCATATTACAGCATATATATAAGCATTTGTTACAATAGGAGAGCCAAACATAAAATCAGGTGCGGGATCTTCACCCCGGAATATGTCTATCTCTGCACCCGTATATTCAAATTCCAGTTTGATCTCCCAACCCGGTAATATCTGATGCGTGAATATAAAAGTATAATTATGCCCTGTTGTTCCCACAAGAAACGTCAGTGCCTCCCAACCACTATCCACATGAAAAGCATGAACATCATCATAGATTAATTCCTTTACTCGTATATTGAAATTTCCCGGACATGGCAGGTTGAATATAAATTCAATATCCACCGTATCATCAGGTAATGTAGTTGATGATAATGATGGCATTGCCCACACTCCAAATATATCATCAGGTACTCCCGGATTGACCCCCGGTAGTGGTCCGTATATAAGTTCAAACTTAGTCTCTCCCGTAGGTGATAGTGCCGCTGTTTTCACTTCTGCTTTTGCTCCTCCGAAATATGTCTCTCCCAACTCAGTAGTTATCACTCCTTCAGGATCAAGTTCTTCACATAGTACTGCTGAACACTCCTGCTGTTTAACTTTTCTGGCAGAATAGAACGGCTGTAATGTGCCATTCATATAACCTTCAATCAGAACCCGCTCGAATTTAAAATATGAATGTTGCAGGTTAGCTATCGACAAATCCATGTTAAGTTGATAATACGAATTATCAAACCGACCAAAGTCACCTCGGACAAAATAATTGCCTCCATCTTCATAGTTACAGAGAATAACAAACCCTTCATCTGCAATATCTCCTCCGTTAAGTATATATTCTATGTCTGTTGTTACTTCGATAGTCTTTGTAAGTGTATTTGATCGAACATCCTGATTCACGGCTGCCGAGTCATACCATATCGGTGTACCCACAAAGTTCACACCATCGGACTCCATGAATGAGAACTTCTCATATTTTGGCATCCGATCTTTCATGTAGGAATATTTATTTGTTGCTATACAAGATAACTGCGTTCCAAGATCAATACCTGCGGGATGAGGAAACCACGACACGTGTTCAACACGGAATGTATTTAAAGCAAGATCATAAGTCCACCTGACATTGAACATAGTATAAAATATATCCATCAACTCATTCCAACTCAGTAGTGCCGTCCGTGCCGGATCAGTAGACGTGTATCTTGTGATGTCTGATTTTTGTGCAATAGTAAGATATAACAGATGCGAGTCTTCAATAGTTATCGGATTAGGGTCATCAGTAAAGAAATCGCTCTCCACTATCACTCCCGCACCACATAGTTCTTCGGCAATCATCTCCAGAACATTATCCGATCCCAGACGACATAGCCACCTCATGCGGGTATAGTCATAATTCGTACCTTTATATACTGCTGTTACCATCCCCATTGCCGGAATGCCATCAGTATCATTGAGAAAGTTAAACTGATCATCTCCCTTGTCAATAATATCCGTATAGTCATCCAATACTGTTGGTGTTACCTCGAAAGTACATATATCAATATCCCATTTACCATCGGCAGTAGAAAAATAACCCTCCCAATATGTCTCTATTATGCCACCAAAATCTTTTGTTATTGTGAGATAGTTCCTTATATCGGGATCAAATTGTTCTATTGACCAGAACAGGTTCCAGTCATCCCTGCGGTTACGTGTTATGCCACCATCATCAATAGCCGTACTATTCGTCCCAAAGAGAAGTGTACCATTGAATTTCCTGCGATAGAATATATTCTCCCCTTCTTTCTCTGATACTATTGTTGTACTCAGGAATTTAAGCGGGAATACTTCATAGACTAATGATGAACCTCCGGGATCAATATAAAATCTGTAAACAGGAAGATTACCATAACTCAGAGGTACGACATCGGGATAGTAGGGTGGTATAGGTGGTTGAGGAGGATCAGGAGGAACAGCGGTATAGTCCCTGACAAGACGGACTGATTTTCCTTCTGCCTTCTCCATTGTACTAACACCAAAAAAAGCAGAAGCCCAACTTGTATTCGCAAAATATGATACCAATACATCAAATTCATCACTTGTCCATATATCATTTAATTCACGGAACGCATAAAAACTACCATTAACAGATATTCTTGCGCCTGCACCTATTGATGTAAAACCTGAACTATTATCAGCATCCGTATTTGGAAAATCCCAATGGAATAATCCTGATTCTTTTAATTTACCGCCAGAAACAACATCACCACCGAGATATGTTGATAATGTTGCCCACTCTGTACTTGAGGGAATATGCCATCCTATTTCTTCAACACCATCCCTTTCCAGATATGCTAATTCATGCCAGTTATCTACTGCATACCAGTTATATAATGCACCGTATGGCGTTTTGCGTGTTATATTATTATCGTACCAACAATAAGCCCCATGAATATCATTTATCCATTCAGAATTATTTTCTGAAAACATCTCACACGTAACACTAAATTTCGATGTTGACGTTGTGGTAATAAACCCGATTGCGTAATCACCATCCGATGTTATTGAAAAATTAAGATTATTTACACCTGCCGTTATTAATTGTGAACCAGATAATATATCATCTTTATATAATGCTGCCTTCGGAAGATCACCACTAATTAATGTAAGATCAAAGTTAAAATATACAGTATCTCCATTAACCAATAAAATGTTATTTCCTTTTGCATTTGCAATAGGTCCTACAAATTCCTCTGCATTTGTTATATCTGGACCTGCTGATGTAAATATATCAAAATTAATATTTGTCCATCCTGTAAGTAGATTATCTGTTGTATCTAATTGTTTATTCGCAATAGGTGTGCCATCAGCATAATGGGTAGTCTTGAGGTTCTCAATAATCCATTCCTGAGTACCGATTACAACGGTAGTATAAACATTGCCATCACGGTCTTTTAATGCCATTACCTATGTATTACTCTCATATTATGTCCTTTGCGAATCACTCTCATATTACCAAAATCCTGAACCGACTCACCTGATAATTTCTCATTTAACTTCCTCTGTTCCATGACTACCTGGTCGAGTCTTGAGTTAGGGCCGGAATTTTCCACCAGGACACTATTACTTATCTTATTCACCGGAGTTATAACAGGTAGTTCTCCTCTGTTGAATGATGATACCATATGATGAAATACCTTACCATATTTCTCAGTGGCCGGTGCAGATAATACTCCCCATGCTTCGCCACGTTCCACCTCGACATGATTAAGAAATTTCTCCCCCCCCTGCGAGTGTTTACGTCCAGTCACAATCCCTTTATCTGTTCCCGATCCTCCTTTAGCCAATCCAACTGTATCATCAACCTGTGACTTGACTGTTATAAATGCAGCAAGCAATAAGGCCACTAATGGAATAGCCAGGTATATGGGATAATCCTCAAATATCTTTGCTGCGGCAGTAATCAACGAACTGGCTTGAATTATTGTATCAATATCCTGTTTCTGTTTTGCTGCCTGACGTTCCTGTTCTATTGCTTTATCCCGTAGTTCCTTAAGTCGTGCTACTTCTTTTTGTTTATTAGCCACGTTAGCGGCATAACCGGCCTTATACAGATCAACTTCAGTATCCAGTTCCCGTTGTGCTTCGGCTATCCTGTCATCAAGTAATTCCCTGTTACGTTGTGCATCTTCATATTTCTTTGTATATATCTCATCTAATGTATTAATGATGAAGTCTTTTGCTTCTATCAATGCTTCTTTCTGTTGCTGACCCTCCTCTGTGTTAGTATCAATACCAAATAAGTCCCAGATAGAAAACTCCTCTTCCGATTTGGTCTTACCCAATTTCTTCTCAGCTTCTGATAATGTTGATTTCTGTAAACCTTCTAATTCGGGTAGTCCTTTTAATAATGCTTCGGATATTTTTTTCTTATCTGCATCACTTATAGTTATATTATTTGCTTCTTTTACTAATGACTTGTAATAGGCTTCCCATAAATTCTTAGCCATAGTATCAAGCATCTGTTCTTCTTCCCATCCTAATCTGTTAAGTTCCTTGAGTTGTTCACGTATTAACCTTAATTTCTCTATACCATAATCCCTCAGTGCTTGTAATTTTTCAACTCCGGTTAATGATTCTAATTCTGATTTATCAAATTCTTCCCTGAGTTTCTGTGCTGACTCATCCCCTTTCTTTCGTTCTTCTGCTAACTTCCTTGCCGCATCTGCTTTCTCCTTTGCGATAACAGCATCAGTTCTTGAACTTACACGTAAATTAATAGCATTTTGTTTCGCTACCTCAATCTCTTTAAAATCAGTTACTATTTTGTCTTTTTGTATATCAAGTATATTATTGAGCCCTTTAGCAAGTTCTCCATAAGCAACGGCCTCACTACCTAAAGCATCTATTTTCAACATGATAGTTTTCATTTCAGGATCATCCGCAGGGTTTAAATAACCACCGCCTGTCTCTTGCAGTATATAATCTCTTTGTTTTAATAATTCATTATATTTCTTGCCTATCTCAATCTGTCTTATCAACATTGGTTCCTGTTGTATATATCGCTCAATAGTTGTTCGATCCTGTTTAGACTTAAACTCTGCATTCCGCATATCATTATTTAATCTTATCTCTGCTAATTTCAATTCATCTGCCGCAGATCGCTTAACAATTTCTTCTGCTTCTTTTCCATATTCAATTCTCTGTGCAGTAGTTTTATTCGCATCATTTTGCAATTCACGTAATTTTTTAAGTTCAGTAGCACTCCTCGATAAACTCAGTTGTAATGCTCGTTCGGAATCCTCAATATTTTGATTGGTTTCTGCATATCGTTGTCCTTCTTTGACTGCATCTTGAATATTTTTAAAAAAATCCTTAAAGTCATTATTGGCTATTGCTCTGGCCATAGAAGCAAATCCCTCTTTCCATCCATTAAGAGTTGCTGCAAATTTATCACTCAACGAATCAGTAGATGCTATGACATCCCTAAATAATTTTACAGCCGCTGTGACAGTCATAAATCCTAATGCCCAGTTTTTTGCAGCAGCCATCATTTTATTACCTTTTCCTGTCATCTGTTCTTCTGCTTTACCTGCATTCTCATAAGCCTCTAATCTTTTTTTCGATGCCTCAATATCTTTATTATACCAAGCAAGATTCTCTGCACTGGTTTTTCGTTTCCATTCTTGAAGTTTTTTCAACACAGCTTCCTCTTTTTCAATGATACCAATAGCCTTACTTGATCCTGCCTTTACTTCATCATACATCTTCTGTGTCTGCGCTTGATTCTCCTTCATTGCTTGTATAAACTTCCTATTGTCTGCTACAATAGTTAATGTCACTTCAGCCATTTTTCTTACTTTTATTATTCACGTAATCAAAAAAATCAAATATATCAAACCGCTTCAACTCATTCATCTCACTAGCCTTACCATCACAAATGGCATAAATCAATTCATTCCAGTATTTATCCAAATCCTCCAGTTCCTTCTTTATCATCACTGTTCGTCTTTTCCCGGTTCCTTTGAAGTATTTTGGGAAACCATTTTGTAAGCGGGAATCCAGCCTGGTACTAAATTCACCGCCAACTGAAAAAAAGGGGTCACCGACAATTCCTTTCCCCAACACTCAATCTTCTCTCTCATCTTCCCCTCATCATAAACTGTCGGATCTTCCCCCTCTTCATCAATAAACAATGCACATAACCGTAATGCCGGATCGTCTTTGTCGTCCAGACTGACTATCCCATACATTATGTTATGTAATATTACCGCTGCCTCACCTAACTTGGTAGCATTTAGCATATCCCATGCCTCACGTATGCGCTTGAATGTATCATGGAACGTAGCAGAATAACCAAACTCTAAGTTCAACTTTTGCAATTCCCTGTATCTGGCAAATGAAAGCGAGTCCTTGACATAAAACTTACGTCCGCCACATTCGAAATGCTTCTTTTCAAAATTTATTGATCGTAATTCCATATTCTTTCGTAAATTGAAACTAAGAAAACTGAGAGAGAGACGAAAAATAAAAGATCAATTATGTTGAATGGTTTTGTAATTACAAAGTACCACAGTGATACCTGACCTGTAAAACAATATGAACATGATCCCAGAGGTTTGGCAATCCACTCCGGTAATTTATTAATCACTTTCTGGTATGGTGCGAATATCATCCCCGGTTCACCAAGAGCCGTGAACATAAATGCAATAAGTGATATTTTGAATATCTCAAACATCGAATGGTATATTAAAACTAAGTCCTGTCTCAACTATCGCTGTCAGACGGTGACGACCATCGAGTAATATCCCCTGTTTATAAATTATTGGCATCCCTTTCCCATCTTTCCATTTTCCTGATAACATCATGTCTTTATATCTTTCAATTTTTCTTCTTACCGTAATATTCCCTGGTCTGCCATGCGTAAGTAATTCTTCCGCTATCTCAGGAGTAAATAATTTAAGTACAGGCTTCATAAACATCAGTACTACGTAAACATATAGCGAATGTCGTCTGTATATCCAAAGCGAAATAATCATACGGAGCCATCAGGTATTGTGAGTGTTTCTCATCATATGTATATGCTGAGAAGATCGAGTTGCTTCGTACTGCTTGACTAATCACCTCGGAATAAACATGATCGAACGGAAAATGATTCTCCGGGAATTCCGGCATGGCACGTATCAATTCAGCTACTATGTGAGCTGCATATGTGCATGGTGATTCTGACTTGCAATAACCCGACTCTGTCAGCTTCTCAATATTGATCCAGCAGACCAGACGAAGATTTGAAGTGTAATATTTCCAATGACTCTCCGAACGGACAAAAGACACACCATTATCTTCGAAGTAAATAACAGTCTTATACTCAGAGTTAGGCATAAGGTCATTATACGCTCCCTCTTTGCAGTCATCAGCCGTTACACAACACGCAATAGGAAATGACTTCTGCACCAGGTTGCCGTCTGACCCTTTGATGTCAAAATATGTCACTGCGGTCAGTCCTGCAATCTTATCTACAAAGTCCAATCCATCAATATGTTCTTTTATTATGTTCGCTATTGCCTGATTCATAATCCGTTTTCTTTAAATATCTGAAGTACCTGAAGATTATATCTCCGCATCAGGTCATCCTGTTCTGTCTTGGATAAGTCAAGTATATCACCTCGGCGTTTTGTATTGCCTTCAAGTTTCTTCTTTTCAATATCCTGTTTTGCCCCTATAATCGCAATGCCTCTTATATGGTCTGCTTTTGTACTTAATAGATCAGATGCTTTAGGCTTTTCGCTCATAATATTATTCCACATACTATTTGTCACCGAAAAGTTAACAAGATCACCCTTCCCTTTCCCAAGTTGTAACTCTCTCCATTTTTTGTAACCACCCTCTAATACTGCAAGATGGTGTCCGTTTATTGTTTTCCATTTATACCCTGATCTCTTTTCTTTGGTATTCAATAATGCTTTACAAACTTCTTGTTTAAATGACTTACAACCAATATACATAGGTTTAGTCGAATATGGAGCATATTTCTGACCATGAGCATCTATTCCTGTTTCCTGGATTCTTCCTCTTAATAAAGTAAATGCTTCGATGGCAAGTTGTTCCATGATAACCCCATTTTGATTACCTGCTATCCCTAAAATAACTTTATCATATTTTTTATCCAATTCCGGGAAAGTCATAACATCTGTGATTGACGGTGATAACCAAAGGGAGAACGACACTTGAGACATTCATTCCTGTTAAGTTCAATATTCTCAGCAATAAACTCAATCATCACCTTATATCTCTCCTCATAATAGATCATATTAGCCGTCAGACCATCCACACCGAGAAGGGTATAACGACTGACCTCTTCGGAATCCATGATATATGCCGAGAGAAACGATCCGGCTTTATAGACCAATGCCCATGCAATAGCAGAGTCAACAGGATCACTTGACCAATCCGAGTGATCGTCACAAAGCATACCAAGAACATCACAACCGAAGTCACCATGCAGGATCAGTCCCCGTGCATCACGTGTAGTACCCCAATCGTCACGTTCAGACAGAGTATCTCCTGAGATGCCTCCTATCATTGCCCATTCAGTCCACTTGTCCCTGGAAGCCTTAAAACAAGGATTATCAATATTGAAACACCAGCGGAAACCCCCGCAGTTACAAGTCAGTTTATTATTATAAGGCAGTCCGATAGTCTGGTAAAGAAAATACAGATTTCCTTTGAGACTGTATTGTGTGGCTGTAACAGCATTGAACTTTGGTCTCCCGGCAAGTGATGTGAGATGAAAATGATCTATGGCACTGGCTCCGTCCTCATCATCGTCACCCGTGTAAACTTCCAGATCAATGCCATTACCATCATCAATGATGACTGTCACGCCTCTCAAGGTAAATGACCCACCGATAATATCGGAATACATACGCAACCCGTGATAATCGGCATCAGAGAGTTTGGAAGTAAATGTCTTACCACCTATATCGCCGTTAAATTTTGAACGTGCAGGCTCTTTAGTCTTTAGTATCTCTCTCAGAACATCAACTTTAAAGGCATTGATAGCATTTTCACGTGCAGCATACATCTTTTCCAGTAATGTAGTATTGCCACCCGTGGAATTCAGTATTCGCAGTGCCATGCCTTGCAACTCATCAACAAAAAGACCGGACTTTGATACATAAGCATCCGTGCCGGTGCATAAATCTGCCTTACGGGAAATCCCTACTACATCATCTAAACAACTGAATATACTCATCTCTTTAAGTAAAAAAGGTGTGAAGTAAAATTACAACACACCTTCATATTTTAATTAAATGTTAAATTAATTAATTTGCCGGTTCCGTTCCACATTCGAAGATTAATACTCCGGTGTTGTCCTCATCACATGGGAAAGGATTAACAGCAAACAGTCCCCATGCCTTGATCTTCCATGCCTGATAGAAGTCATTACCTTCGCAGGTCTCTTTTACTATGAAGTCGTAAAATACTCCCGGTAGGTTCTTACTCTCTTCTGACCATTCCCAATATTGCCCGGCTTTCTTTTCAGCATTGATCGGATTGATCTTATTCCATGCCTTATTGAGCAGTGCCACAGCCGTCTTATGTACCAGGAAACTTTGCCCGGCAGCATTAACCTCAATATTTTCAGGATCTTGATATACCCGCAGGGTATTCATCTTACGGAAATTACCTGAACCATTGGCATTAGCAGCCTCCAGAGGACGGTTGAAAAGCAACTGATAAAGGTTGTTTCCTGTCAGGAAATAAGGATTACGGAATTTATTCAACCTCTGTACCTGGTTGAAATATCCCCATATAGCATCGTCCCAATACTGTGGAGCGATATACGTGATACCTGGATGAACGTCACCGATGCCTCCGGTAAACAGGTTAGTACCAGCTGCCAACGTCAGACCTCCTACACAAGCCTGTGCCACGGTCTCATCGAGAGCGGTCATGTGAACTAACTTCTGAAATGCTATTGACTCCTGCATCTCGATAGTGCGATCCCGATAATGCCGTAGAGGGACTTTGAACGTTGTCTCACCCATACACTCTATCTCATAGTCCTTGCAGTGCGGTTCAGCATCTTCCCCGGTTATTTCACAATCACTGGAACATGAAGTTACTGCCGGTTCACATTTCGTGAGCCATTCGACTCTCAGTTCCATGTTCTTTGCTTTCTCAATCTCTTCGAACTTAACAGATTGATTCTCAAGAATAGCCTTTGCAGTAATAACATCAGCGATCAGATCGTTGTTTTTCATCGGATCAGTCCATATATCATCTGCCATCCTTTGTATGGTGTGGAGATAATTACAACTAATTTCTAAACTCATTTTTTTAATCTTTTAATGTTTCGTACAACTCTGTGAATTTCTTTCGGTCTTCAGGAGTTATCTTCGGCTCTTTGAGTTTAGCAAGTGCATCGGCTTTTGTCTTTACCTCTCCGGTTCCACCCTGTTGCGTGGTGGATTGATTACCGGCAGAACTACGTTGTTGCGCTGTGGGATATTCAAAACACTTATCAGCAATGGATTTTTCAAACTCATCAAAACTGACAGCATAACCGTGAGAGTCTTCCATTCTTTTACCCTCTTTGTTGAGAACAACTAAACCACCGTCCTCAACCTCCTGAAAGTTATACGACCTCAGTTCATTAAGATATGTCTCTCTCCAAAACTGTGCCTTCTTCGGATCAGCCGGTAATATTGGTTTCCTTGCTTCCAGGTTCGCCAGTGCCTTATCTTTTACTTTCTCAAAGAGTTTTGCACTATTGAATTCCTGTTCACGTTTTTCCAATTTATCCTGCCATTCCTTATCTCTATCCTTCAGCTTTTTATCAATCTCCCCCTGGAGTTTAATATATTCCGGGTGCTTAGAGATGTCTTTTGACCCCGCCTTTGTAGCCTCTTCAACTTGCTTTAACACAACTTGATCTACCAATTCAACTCCTATAACTTCAGATTCAACACCATACTTTTCCTTGATCTCCTTCTCAATTTTGCTGGCACCTTCTTTTATGCCTCTGTTATATTGTCCGGTTTTCTCGGTAGTGAATCGAGCAATACGCTTTTCGTCTGCATCAATTACAACTGTTAAGTCTGTCAAATCTCCGGCCTCATTATAGAGCGTGGCCAATTTCTCCGTATCCAGTTTAAAGACTTTGGATAGTGTCTCATTTAATTTCGTTTGCTCGTCAGCCGTCATCTTTTTTTGGTTTTATTTTTTTTACTTCCAATGGAACTTCATGTTTCAGTGATGGAATTATGGGACGCATACGAAGATCCGTGACCGTAAAACGCCTCATGTCTACGGTTCCTTTATTTACCATCATAGCATAATCCTCATCAGAGATTATGGATATACGCCCTGTCTTTTTAGACTTTAGTTCTTTAGTCATTTCTTTGCTTTTGACCTTACTGGTGCCTTGCGTGGTGCTTTTGCTTCCGTCTCCATGTTTGGTAATGGATCGACTTTTTTTAGATCAGGAACTTTGAGTAATTCCTTCGGGACATCTTTTAATATCCGCTTCTCCCGTGTAGCACCATGTTGTATCATGTAAGCAACCATATGCTCCATACAACGTATCTTGCGGTTACCAACCATTAATTCTACTTTCTTTTGCATAACTAACTAATTAGTTTTACAAATTTATAGTATTAATGTCTATTGTAAATTAATTTAATGTTAAATTAAAAAAGCCCCTCCGGTATGGAGAGGCTCACTTTTGGTCTGTGATTATATTTACGATAATGATTCACTTATTCTTTTTGGGTAACTTCAACAAAGTGATTCACTTTTAAATTTTGGGTAACTTTTGTACAATGATTCACTTATAGTTAGTGGGTAACTTATATTAAATGATTCACTTATAAAACCTGGGTAACTTCCATGCTTTGATTCACTTTCAACCTTTGAGTATATAATTCATTGTGATTAATAAACCCATCCACGTTCTTTCGGCTTTACTATTCCGGTATGTCCCAATTTTGCCTCAACATACAAATCCGGCGTTGGTAGTCCTTCTAATGTCCGTGCAACATACCAGTAATCAGCCAAAAAATGCTTTATCATCTTTCGCATTGCTGCTCCATGCCTGTGACATGGTTTTGTCTCACTCCACATACATTCAATCAATTTACCCTGAGTATTTCGTGACTTAGTAATCTTCATACTACTTTCCAATTTATTCTTTTCAGCATCATAGACATCCCGGTAAACTGCTCGTGTCTTAATCATTGAATCAGCCATAGTATAAAGAACAGTTCTTAACGTCTTATTCCCGCCACCGGATTCTCCTTTGGTATATCTCTCGTGACTTGGTTTATCAAATCCGACATATTTCCATAGTGACGAGGCATATTCAGCTTTTGTGATGTCAATATATACCAACATATATGCTATTGTCATTGCACCTAATCCTTTAATATTAAGTGCCACTTTTACAATAGGCATTTTTAATCCTTTGATATACTTATGAATTCTCCTGTCTTGTTTTCCAAGTTGTTTACTTGTCTCTTTGACTTGGGATTTTAACCATATCTCAGTAATTGAGTCCATCTGATCTGTACCTCTTTTTGCAGCAAGTAATCGGTTATTAACGGAATTCATTAATTTCCTGATCTGTTCCCGACCATCAATTAGTACTTTCAATTCTGTGAGTTCAGGAGTTCTTTCCCGATAAACGGAGTGTCGTTTCATATGCATCACCGGATCAAGAACACGAGTATTTTCATCCGTGTATATGCCTCCTTTTGCTTTCGGTTCAATACGGTCTGTATCGAATAACCTGGTTTCCTCGGCTAAATGTCTTGCCGAAACAGAACATAAACCATTCTGCTCTTTTCTTAATCTTGTTTTTAATGCTGTTTTTGTCATCTTGGGGTTTTATTAAATTAATCACTTCAAATTTGATTCACTTATTTATAATGGGTAACTTTTATACAATGATTCACTTACAATTAATGGGTGACTTCTGGAGAATAATTCACTTCGATCCATTGAGTTATTGTCTAGTAATAATTTTGCCTTTTCGGGTGTGATTAAAATAATTTCTGTTTTCATCTTAATTAATATTAATTTAAAAGCCTCCCAGTTCTGCGAGAAACAAGGAGGCTTTATGGTTATAACCGTCTATTTTTTTGTGTCCTCGCAGAAACATCAATACAAATATAAAAACAATAATTGAAATAAAAAAATTTATTTTTCTTTTAATTCCGGTCTCATCTCAAAAGCCAAAATATCTCCAATCCATCCCAGTGCGTGACGACAGTTATAACCACCCCTGTCAATGCCGGGATCATAACCAGGATAACCTAAATAACTGGGAACTGAGTAAATGTCTTTTGCCTTAACATTATATCCAGGAGGGTATTCGCCTTGTGCGGGCGTCCATGTGTCCCAAGTCTTCATCTCCTCAATACTCCAAACCTTATTGTTATGTGCCGCACAGAAATCCCTCGAATCATCAATCAGACCTCCCTGGTAGATGAAATACGTGAACCCAAACTCATTACCGAGTGTCTGGTTATATGCCGCATCGTATTGCTGATACAAGTCATAAGCATATCTCTGAAATTGTCTCTCTAGACCACCCTTATATTCTTCTGATCCGGTGATCATATTACCCAGGTCAGTAACATAATCTCTCATGTTCATCTGCGATGTAACTGCTTTTGATGTCATATTCTTTAAATCCAATCCAATGGTATTCGAGTTAAAGAATGACTCCAGATAACCACCCCTGACCAGTTTACCACCATTCAGACCGATCCTGAGGTTCATCATCTTATTCGTTGTGGCAATGATCTTTTCAAACTTCTCAGGCAGTCCGCCAACAGCAATGAAATAATCCGCAGTCAGTTCCGCTATCTTCGATGTCCCTGCCACCATTTGACCCAAAACTATCTCACCTGCCTCTGACTGAAATCCCTTATATACTTTATCTAATGAAGAAATTAAACGGTAATTATTCGGCGTGTCCTGTATGATTCCACCTTTAATATCCAGTTCCGGGGTGATCTCTTTGATGACATCGCTCAGTAACTTACTCTGAAGTTTCACAACGGTATTTTCCAATTTTGTACGTTGCGAATCAATATAGTTCTGTTTTGCCTCAAGTATGGCTGAGAGTCTTCTGGGTAACTTCATCGTATTTCAAATCAATATATTCACTTCTCATCTTGGAGAATGTCACAACAGCCGATTCAAGATTGTAATTCTCTATACCTACGAACCGGAAATAACTGCAAAGGGATTGCTCTACGGTACACGTGGGGACAATCTTCAACTGCCCTTCGATATAGAAAAACATCCCTATGTCTTCATATTTCCGCTTGTATATTCTCGGAATAATCTTTGTATGTTCCTTCTCTTTTGGCATAATACTGTTTTCTTTGGTTAAATGTACTCAACTCACTGCGCTTATATTGTCTCTGTATCTGTGCGTTCTGAACAGATAATGTACTACTGGTTATATGGTCAACTTGTATATTGCAGAATAATCCATGTCTTATACCTGCCGACTGCAACTGACAGGCATAAAGATCATCGGAATACCAGAAGGCAACCGAATCATCTAACTTACCGATCTCCTGAATACAGAAAGCATCAACAAATATGCACCAGCCGGTAAGATGATAACCAATTCGATAACCTTCATATACAAAATCACCTCTTTGGAAGTCTTTTTGTCTGGCATCCTGGCTCAGAACCGAAGCACTATGATAACCGTTTGACTTCATCAAATCCCCTATCTGTGACCACCCTGGATGAAAGATAATATCATTATTTGCAAGTATATGAATATCTCCTTTGGCATATTTTAAACCAAGATTCAAGGCACGGTTATAATTGAACGCACCATTATACTCAATGATCTTATCAACATCATACTTGTATGGCTGTCCTGTCTCAACAATAATGATATTCAGTTCTGCCCCGTCCCTTCGTGCCGAGTCAATACAGTTCTGAGTAACCTGGATAAGACTACCTTTGCTTTGTGATACTATGATAAGGTCATAAGACATAATTCTCACATGATTGATTTAATCCAATATGGCGTATCTCCAGATCAGTCAGATAGACAGGCTTATAACTCAACCTCCGGTAATATTTCCCGATCATATAGTCGCCATACTTCAGATGCCGGTAGTCATCGACCATCCTGCGGCAAATATAATACGGGATCAACTGAAATGCCCCACCCGTGTGCGTGACGTAATTAACGTTGAACCCATTAAGATTCTTCTTACCTAGTGATGCCGGAGCAAATGCCGGGTCTAGAGCCAGGTCGACAGGCGAACAGACATAACCATGACCATTCAACTGATAAAACTCCAACATCCTGTTTATTATATCCGGCGTTACTGTCTCAATATCGTTATCCAGTTTGAGGATAAAGTCATACTCTTGTAATTTAATAACTGCCTCCCTGAAAGCATAAGCAATACCGTAGTTCTTTTCAAGTAAGATATGATTATGTACTTTCAGGAATCCTTTTGTGCCGTCAGTACTGCCATTGTCAATAAATAAATGATAGTCCACTGATGTCTTACTCTGAAAACTTTCAACTGTCCTTTTTGTTAATTCCAATCTGTTGTACGTTATTGTTACTGCAGCTACTGTCATGTTTTTATTTTGGTAAAACTATTATTCCAAACTTACGTTTAACCATTCGTCTGATTGCTCTTTTACTTTTGCAATTAACTGTTCTCTGAATTCTCTGCCATCAAATGAGTTATGAACAATAAGTATTTCACCTTCTTCAACTTGAATAACTGGTTTGCAATGACAATCAGGTGTCTCTGAATGTAATTCTAAATCATTCACTGGAATTATATGGTAACTCATAAGTCATATCCCTTTCCTATTGTTGATCTCGGTATGTGACAGACATAATACTCACCTCCGGGTATCTTTGCAAAGTTCTTATAATATTTCAGGTTACTAATAAAGTAATAGTCATGCGCATAACCATTGTATGTCCACCTTACAGACAAGTTCTTATGACATATATTCGATGTGCCATGCTGACCTACTTTGTTAATATCACAAGGGTTCTGATACCATTCGTCTGTTGTCTCAGAATATCTTATGTCATCGAACCATACCCAGTCATATCCATTTAGACCCTCATTGATCGTTTTTAAGTGATTTTGACCATAGACATCATCTATATCCAGGTAAGTAATATACTCGCCTCTGGACGCTTCCAATCCCGTATTACGTGGTGTTCCTGACCACATCTTTGACTTATCAATGAGAATACATTTCAGTCGTGCATCATCAATGGTCTCAACTATATCCACTGTCTTCTGGCAACCATCAGCAATGACAATTAGTTCCCAGTTATGGAATGACTGACAACGTACAGAGTCAATGGCACGTAATATTTTACGGTCACGTTCTTTTGCGGCCGTGCGATAATCACCAAGATATGATGCCATAATAACTGAGAATCTCATCTTTTCTTCTTATATATCTTGTGATGATTGATAGTATTCAGGTATTTACTTCTGCCCCTGCCCATTAGTCCTCCGGCGACAACATACTCAAATTGAGAGAAGTCATAACCCTTAAAACTGCCTTGTAATGGTTCACATGATGCCATCTTGCGATACTCAAGTCCTTCCATTATCTTTGCCCTGTACCACTGTGCGGGACTCTCAATAGTAACTCCCAAGATACAGTTACCAGGAAAGTTAAAATCATAATACTTGGCAGGATTCTTTGTCATAAATAAGAAATCATGAAGAGGTAAATCATAACATACCTTAATCACTTTCTCAATCCATTCTCTTGGAACCCATGACCCCATAATATCAGCATAATGATTGACAAATATTTGACATGGCTCAACATCATAAGGTTCTCTCAGTCGCTCCTCACAAAAGATCGGTTCAAAACTCCTGCCCTGCCGTTCTATCTGTTTACGTGCATAACAGTATTTGCATCCATGAAGACAACCCTCGATGGGATCCCATGCGTAATCATAAAATGTATGTGCTTTAAGCATTTCTTATTTGTAAATTAGCCGACACATGAACATGAGATGAGGTTGCCATTGTTGCCGATGTCACTACCGCCAAAACATAAAACCCATTTGCAGGTAGAGCAAAGTCTGTCCCAACTAAGTTATTCTGTGAGTCTGCCGCAAGATTTGTACCTACAACAGTGGAACCTGTCACTGCTGTCCCGATTGTATATATACATACACCTGCCCCCCCCGATGTTGCAGGTCTGGTAACTGGATGCAGACCAACTGTGAATGTCCCTGTAAATGGAGCAACATCATTACACTCAATAACACATCTCACTCTTAACTTAGTCGTTTTTCCATCTATTGTCGGATAGTCTGCCGAATCAATATATATCACATTCAAGGAATAAAGTGTTCCTACTCCGGTAACGGCTAATGGGTTGCCTTGTGGAATTCCGTATATCCCAGCTACTTTTGTTGCAATATGACTACCTGTCGAATCAAGAATAGTTCTATAAACTGAGTTAAATGCTGGATATGTTATTGTATGTGAATGTGTTGCTATTGAACCTGTTAGTTTTGCTTCAATCTCTTCCTTAGTTATATCAGCATTTGCCTGTGCCGTAATTGGTGCATGAGCAGCAGTGACATGGGTCTGTATATTTGCATTACCTGGTTCCTTGCCGTTCCATGTTGATTTTTCGACATCACTTACAAATCTATTTGATACATCCTGAGTGATTATTGAAGGAGAATGACTTGCCGGATGAGAATAGTTATTTGCATTAGTAGCTATACCTGCCAACTTTATACTATCGGCATCAGGATATAAACCTTTCCCTGTCTCTTTTGGCTGTAAACCCGATAAGTCTTGGTTATCGGAACCGGGACTATGTATCTTACTTATCTCTGTATTGGCAACTAACGAATAATTAATTATCTTGTCAACTTTCCCTGATATATCCTGATTCTCACTCCCTGAAGCATGAATCTTTGCTATCTCAGTATTTAAAACAAGTGAATAGTTTGTTATCTTATCTACCTTGCCAGAAATGTCAACAGGAGGTATGAGAGATACAATCGTATTTATCTGTTCTAGTGTCAGATTTGCCGATGCTGGTGGTATGTGACTGACTATCTCATTGATCTGTTCCTGAGTCAGTGGTTTAGTCTCATAACTTGCGTATCTACCCATTATTGAAAAGGTGTTAACGGTGGTTCTTCAGGCGTCTCATCCTTGATAACCTTCATATATTCCAATGTCTTTGCCTTGACCATTTCATTGATCTTGACAAATGCCATATCGAATAACTCAGGATTTTCAACCTCAACATCCTGGAAGATAACTTCAAAATTTTCCCACAACGTGCGGGAATATAATGGTATATTGCCTTGGGATATGATAAATCGTATATCCGCCTCGGAATATCCCCGGAATGGATTGATCTCATTCTTAACCTTTATTTCCTTCAGTTCATCAGGACGATCCGAATAGAGTATCTCGTTAATGTCGTCCTCAATAGCAGATATTGTTGATGTTGAGGCAGCGGCATCCTTTGCCATCTTTAGTTCTGTCATCAACTCCCCAAGTCCCTTCATTTTAAAGTCATTAGGGAACTTATGTTGTACAGTAACCCCTGCATTGTCCGTAAATGTGGCAATATCCTTTACTGTAAACTCCCAAATAGACGAGTAATGCCGTGCAAAAGGATAAAGAGTATCATTCATATTATCTGTCTCAAGTATCTTCTCCGTAGCTGTCACTGAGACCACATCACGGGTAAATAGATCAGCATTGAACATCATTGCATGAACGGACTTTTTAAGATATTCAATATATTCCTGTTGAAAGGTCAGTAACTCAATCGGAGGAGACTTATAAACCAATAACTTCTCAAGATCAACTAACTCACTGTTCGTGGTATCTGATATTTTCTGAGGCAGTGCCAATGTGATAATATCCTGTGTGCCTCTGTGGAATGGCTGTTTGCCTGTCCCATTACAGTCAGGACATACGCCCGATCCATCAAGCAGATTACCCTGGTTACATTTGGGGTTCTGGCACGGACTGACATATGCAAACCTTTGAGGAAAAGCGACCATAGCAGTCGAGAGATCGAGTTCTGAATCAATCTTCAGAGTCTTTTCCAGATATGCCATGACACTATGGAAGACAGAAACAAATGTCCGTCCTTTTGTCTCAGTATCTCTCACAAATCCGAATCTTATTGCCGGAACCTTTTCATTTAATGGTTCAAAATAGATTAAAGAATAGAACTTCTTCTCAATCTCAATAACCGTTAATTCGGGATTGTTCCTTTCTTCATGTGACACTTGTGTTAACTCAATAGTGTCCATACCAAGATACATGGTATATTTGAATCCATCCTGCGGAAATCCTTTCTCAAGGTATTTGATTGGTAACTTGACGACCAGGTATTCGAGTATCTCATTCTTATACTCAAACATAACGGCTTCTGTCGATGTAGCCACAAATGGATATGGCTGTGCGTGTTCAATGATAGGATCAAACGCATCAAACTCAGTAATCAGAAAAGCATTGGGGTCAGTATAGTTATAATCCACAAACGCATATTCCAGGTACTTCTCTAATGACTTATCCCCCCAATATGTCTGAATATACTGCTCCAGTTCGTCCTCTTTAGTCTCTGATTCCCCTGCAAACTCGATCTTTCTGACAATAGGTTGTTTACGTGTCGCCTTCTGAAAGGGTAACTTCGTTGAGTTAAGTATAGCCGGGACAACCGACTTAGTTATCTCCATGCGTTGTTTAAACTCCTCATCCGACTCCCTGGTTATGATCTTATGAAGTAGTTTATCTATCCCATTGCCAGTCACTAACTTGAAATATTTATCTGCCAAATCAGTGACTCGTTTATAATCCTGATGCGTCTTGTTTTCCTTTACCACATCAACCAACACCATAAACCCCTGCTCTTTCTCCATCTTATTTTTGTTTTACCGAGAATTCTGTTATTAACTAAACATTTAGTTCATCCATTATAATACTTTTTAAACAACTCCGTCAGGATATAATCCATACCATCTGACAAGTGACCATACTTCTGATATTTCTCCCCACTCTCCCTATCAGTGACAATATGCTTATCTTTTGTGCCATCTAATGCTTGTTTCAAATACATCAGGTCACCAATAAGATACTTACACGACTCATTAATCGTTATCTGGATCGGTAACTTGCCCTCAAAGATAAGATTAACAAAATCCCTGCGCTTGACTACCGATGGATTTTTATTCATTGTCCTGTCAGAATTATTTAACAAGTATTTCCGCAGTTTGAATTCCACAATCTCATAGTGATGCTTGAAATCCCTGTTCATAGTGCTTCGTGCCTTGCCGGAAGCATCACCATAGTAGTAAAGCCCTGACCGATGGTTGGTATAACGCATCATGAACTCTTCACAAACCTCTTCCGTGGAGTTGCGAGGGTTCGCCAGGGCTATCTCATCAACACAATCAATGTACCATACATCATTCAGACCTCTTATCTGCCATATAGAGGCAGAATTATACGGAACGGTATTCTGATCAAAGGAAATATGAAGGGGAAGAGAAGGATCGTAAACGACATTTGAGACGTGTTTCAACCTATTGAATGAACTGTAAAATTCCCCGCCGGTAATAGCAAAGGGATTAGCAAAAATAAGAGCTTTTCCACGTTCTTCAGTGTTGTTTGCCAGAACATTATTGATATAGTTCTCACCTACATTATGAACATTATGGTAAGTTGAAGAGATAACAACCTTCTTATCACTAAACTCTTTTTCAAAAAATGTCTTATCGGAATATATCTTTGCAGAAATCTCATCAATATATTTTTCAAGTGTGAACCACGTGTTTATCCAGTCAACTTTTGCCGGGGAAGTAAGTATATAAAGTGGATTCCATTGTTCTTTCAACTGACCTGTATCTCTTATCTGCCCATTAACCAGATATAACCCTGGTTGTCGCAGACGTGAGATAATAACCTCTTTTATATCTTCTTCTTTCGAGTCTTTTGTCTCATCCAATATTGACCAGCCAAATTCTTTACCTGAATGTGCTATTGCATTATCTAATGAACCTGTAAATATCAAAGCACCATTGCAGAATGATATTATATTTGTAAACCTGTCAAAGTTGCGTTTGCATTTAGTCCATTGAAGCGGTGGCTCCCTGCCTGAGACATATGTACCAGTCTGATTCTCCTTGCTCCATTCCGTTACTCCTGTTGATTCCCAATATTCCCTTATCCTAAATAATGTCGATGTGTTTAACTGATCGAAGGTGTTTGCCGCAATAAACCCACGTACTGAAGGATGAGCAGATACTAAATGCCTTGATAGTATTCCCCCAAGATGAGTTTTGCCGGAACCAACACCAGCCAAGAACAGATTAATCCTTGATACACTCCTCAAAATACTCATCTGAGGCTGTGAGATTATCTGTTCAATCACTTCCGGCATTCTTTGTCCTTATTTGGATAGTTGGTAGTTGTGCAAGTATCTTTTCGTCACCGCTTGTCACATCCGTCTTCTTCGGCAAAACATAAGTGAATAACTTCGCACAAGCATCAAGATAACGGGATTGGTCTTTTTCATACAAAGTATTCAAAGCATCATTCATATTCTCAAGCTGACCAAACATAATCAACTCAAGAAACTCTTTGGCTTCTTTGGTAGTCCTGTTAACTGCCCCTTTTGGCTTAACCCCTTTGTGTCCTTTTACAAACGATCCCGACGTTTTAGGCATAATCGTACATACTTTATGTCAAAATTATCTCTTCGGTGGTTTTCGTGGTCTGCACTTACACATCACTTATGTCTTTTAAAATATTCAATCTCTCGTAACCTCTTGACCGCCTTCCTCTTACTTGTCGGCTTCGATAGCTTCTTACCCTTCTTGCTGACAACAACAAACTTACCCTTTACCTTGCGTATCATTTCAGATCATCTTTTGTGAAAATTAATACTATTATCAGAATCAATACCAGACTCCCAAGTATTATATAGACTATATTCATCAACTAATAGATTAGTTAATAGATTATGCAAAATTAAACAATATATTCCAATTACAACTATTTATTTTAATTATTATTTTATGGTATCACCAATGTCAAAGTATTTGATGTTATCATAAAACATAAACACTTTGCCAGTTGAATCTATAAACCTGTATTCTGCCATATCTTTCTCTGTGTAGATGTATATCTTCTCTGTGATGATAAATGGTCTTCTGGCTGATTTATTAACAGCACAACCAAATAAAAATAACATTGCGAATATCAGTATTATTGTTTTCATTTCAATTATGGATGAATAAACACTTATTTATTTTTATGGCTTTTAACCTTCTTTGCAGACAATTACGCAGACATTCCTCTGCATAAGTGCCATCAGCGGAGAAATGATCATGGTTGAATCCCGTCTTTTTTGCTATGTCAGCCTTGACAATAAACGCTCCCATATCAATAGCATTCTCCCGCAACTCGGAATAATTAATATCATAATTAGCATGGGAATGAATAGTATTACAGTATATTATCCCTGCCCTGCCGTTAATCTCTTTCATCATAAACTCAATGAACCGGGGGACATAATAGTTGTCATCATTGGTCATGAGTATGAAGTCATCTGTCCGGCACTCAATCACCTGGAGCATCATCTTGCGATTTGGATGACCATACTTCTGGTATCTCTCCACTGACTGATAAAAATGCACCCTGTCGTCTTTCCGTTTTCCACTGATAAATGGCTCAATAATATCAAGAATATCCTCCGGTGCTTTACCATCATAGACAATATGAAGGATCCAGCGACCATCAGTCTGAAGAATAAAACAATTTATCAGGCTTTGCAGTTGTACCGAACGTTCATATGCCACTGCGATTATATGTATCATACCACTTTTATTAGTGCAGTCATCTCATTATCAATATACTCTATCACTTTCTCCGGCGGGAAGTCAACATGATAACCCCAACCCATTTGTTTATTCAGTTCACTCCTGCGCTTGGAAGCACGGGCATTGCGTTCAATGACATATTCCTTTGACAGATGCCTCATATGAAGGGTCATAATCTCAGATGTAGTATTTATCTTGACGTTTCCCTTTGGTTTGGCACTATGACAACCAATGGCATAATTGATCTCCTGTATCTCTGACGGACGGAATATATTCATCTTGCCACCGCCCTCACGCCCCCCTGTTACTTCTTCATAAATCTGCCCTTCTGTTGTCGGAAAGACATCTGCAAACATATTCCAGAGCCGAGGGAAAAATACCGTTGCATCAGTCTCTTCGAGTATCCTGACAATATTCGGATGGTAAATAAACTCATCAGCATCGACCACCATCACCCAGTCAGCCGTGGATTCTTTCCAACAGGAATTTTTAATGTCCATAAACCACTGATCGTTTATTTCATCCGGCACATCATACGTCCATACCTCCGCCCCTAATGCGCTTGCAATCTCAACTGTACGATCTGTTGAATTGCTCTCCAATAATATCACATCGGAGAACTGAGAATAATGGCGCATGAAATATGTTATCAGACGCTCCTCATTATTACATAAACAGAATGTTTCTATTTTCATAATTATCTATTTGCCCATGTTCCTGCATTATGATGGTTTGTATAAGATTCAGGGTGATGCTCACGGTAAAAATAATTAGAATTGAAGATCGTTATGCCGTTCAATCTCTGTGTCTCATCCTTCCTCTCCCATCCGTATCTCTCTGCGATTGTTGTGTACATCTCCGGCCCTGTCATTATCTCTATACCACACGGACCATTATTGTTGAAGTCATAGTTATCCAGGAAATCCATACAATCTTTAAAAAATGGATTACCTTTCTCTGACCCGCTGACGGCACCGTTGATCCTGTTCCAGTTCTCTGCTCCCATAAAGGCTTTCTCATTCAACAGATCATCAAAACTCTTTTCCGCCTCTACATCAATATCAAAATATATCCCGCCTTCCGAATATAACTTTTCACAGAAACTATAATGAACTGTCAGAACATATTTTTTCAATTCCAGTGCCTTATTCACGAAGGGACTCCTGCCAATGTTTTCCAGAGATATTTGTCTTATCTCGTAATCGGGCATTAACCTCTTCCACCCCTCCCTGTATATATCAAACCGCTCAGGTTTTGGTTCAGGACTTATCCATGAATAATGTATTATCTTTGGTATCATTTTGTTGCTTTTATATAAATATGTGTATCTTCCGGCCTGTTGAACCTGGTTCTCTCCACCCTGGCTCTCATGTCCGATAACCCATTCTCATAATACCTGAATTCGGATAACTCGCCATATATCGTCTCTTCTGTCCACGCTGACTTATGTTCATCGCCTGGCCAGCGTTGCCATCCGTAAAAGGTTGCCAGTATGTGATCTTTGCTGAATGGTGTCGGCAATCCCCGAAGTGTGTCGTATAAATATTTGCTCCATACCGTAAGGTCGGGAACATCGAAAAGAAATATCCCTCCATATCCTAATAGTTTATGAACGTGTTTTATTGTCTTTCGTACATCTTCAAATCTCAGATGTTCAATGACACCAATAGTCAGAACCTCGGATAATGACTCTATCGGCAGATCAATCTCCCACGGATTACATAAAAAATCAAGTTTCGACATCCTTATAATATCCTGATGCAGATAACCTTCTGTCGGTCTTTCGCCACAACCAAGTTCCAGCTTCATAGTTCCCTGTAATTAGTTGTCGATCGTGCTGGTAGTCCCGGCTCCTGTGTCCTCTTCAAAACAATATATTTGATACCCAGGTCTTCACAGAGATTTTCTTTCTCCTCAGAATGTTGATCTTCATTCACTATCAGAATATCCGGTGCAGTATGTTCAATATCTTCCATGTAATCCAAATAACCCTCCCCGGAATTGATCCATGCCTCACTGACATAACGGATCGACTTTACCATGAATAACCTCTCCTCTTCCCCACAGATAGGAATACGGTCTTTGTATTTTATTACTGAATAATCAGACCCTATACCAACAAATAACTCTCCGTATTCCGATGCACGTTTCAGAAAAGTTATATGCCCGCTATGAAGCATATCGAATGTCCCTGATACAAATACTCTCATAATTTTAAACCACTTTCTTTTGCATCATTGTAAAACATACGAACCGTATCAAGAGAATATTCCGTTAAATCCTTCCCTTGCAGTGACATTTTCTTTATCAAATCAGGTGTGCAGGTTATAACATGACATCCTATCTCCTGTGCCTGATAAACATTAAATACTTCCCTGGGGGATGCCCATATGAGTTCAATCTTAGTGCCATTAATCAGTTTTAAGGCACTTTTCATTATTGGCAGAGGGTTTATACCCGTATCTGCTATGCGCCCCGCAAAGATGCTTATAAATCCTTTTTTCAGCGACGGCAGTATCCTCCGCACCTGCTTAATAGTAGTTATTGCCGTCACATTCAGATTCACATGATCCAGTCGCCGGATGACATCCTCGGTTGATTTGCCCTCAGTATTCGTTATTGGAATCTTAACATAGACATTCTCTCCCCAAGAGGCAATCTCCAATGCCTGACGGTACATCTCATAATTATCATCGGCAATGACCTCAAAAGATATTGGTTTATCCCTGATCACCGAGAGTATATCTAAAGCAAACTCTTTGTAATCCGTCACACCTGCTTTGCGAAGTAAGGATGGATTAGTTGTAAATCCTTCAACAAACGGATTCTTATTCAGTTCCAGGATTGAAGCCCTATCGGCTCCGTCAGCAAATATTTTTACCATATCGTTTTATTTATTTGTAACTTCGGATGAGAAACAATCAAATGCCAGATAACACTCTGTAACCCTTCAGTGATCGGGGTGATATAATTATCAGTTTTTATATGAATAGTCACATCAGCTTCATGTTTGACCACCCCGCCATCTTTACCAACTATTCCCATGACTATTGCTTTCTTTTCTTTAGCAAACCTGAGAGCCTTCACAAGATTCTGGCTTACCGTCTCTGTACCTCCACCGACTGAGATAACCAATACTCCGTCTTTAGAATTAATCCCTGAAGTCTCTAACCATTTTAATGTTGTGGTGTCCCAACCTTCATCATTTGTACGGGCAGTCAATTCTGACAGGTTCTCAAAACACAGGGCATCAAAATTGCACAGTTTGCGGAAATCACATACAGCATGGGAAGCATGACCGGCTCCGCCACCGGAACCAATAATAAACAGCCTGCCCTTTCCCCGTATATCCAATAACAACGAAACAGTTAATTCAATATCCATAACATCAATCTGCGATATTGATTCAGTTACTTTGTCTAAAAAGTCTTTTGTGAACATTAATAATTTGCTATTACTTTAACGCCTTCAAACTCGAACCGGAAATCCATATATCTTAATCCTTGATCCTCCATTGCTGATTTTAGTGCCTTTCTCCTTCCCTCTTTGGCACATAATAGTAAAAACCCACCACCACCAGCTCCCATTATCTTGCCCCCTAATGCACCGTTCAGTAGTGCTGTCTCATACCATTCATTAATGTTACCATTTGTCATCTTTGATATTGAACGCTTGACCGTCCAGTGATCATGTAGTAAATTACCAAACCTTGTAATATTACCTTCATGCAATTTCAATTCAATATTCACCCCAATATTTTTTATCTTGTGCATATCTTCCGTTGGCATAGGATCAGAGAGTACCTCTGTGGCGTTCCTGGTGATACCTGTATAGAACATCAAAAGCCTGTTTTCCAATTCAAATATTGTCTCTTGTTTAAGTCTCATAGGATTGACAAATACCTGTCCCGTGGGTAAAATATTTAACTGATTCACGCCTCCTAACGCCACGGCATACTGATCCTGCTTCCCGATAGGTTTACCTACCATATCAATCTCTACTTTGCAGGCTTCTTCCGCCAACTCAATAGGAGATATAAACTTCCGTTCAATAGTATTTAATCCTGCCAATAATCCTACTGTAAAGGCAGAACTGGATCCCATGCCTGTCCCGGCTTCAATATCTGCCATACTGCCTATCTCAATAGGACGATTGATATTATGTAATTTAAGTGATTCCCGGATAATATTGTGTTCAATCTCCGAGGCATCACCAACAATTTCAGAATATCTGTAATACAGCTTTATCTTATCACTCGTTGCTGGCTCATTGATTGATATATACATAAATTTGTTTATTGAAGCAGTTATTAATCTTCCCCCAAACTCCTTGCAATATGCCGGGAGATCAGTACCGCCACCTCCAAGTGGTAATCGGAATGGGACTCTGACGATTATCATAACTCTTCAATTCTTAATGCCCGGTCATCAATAATAAAATCAAAGATCGGTTTATTGCCTATCAATAACTCATCATATCTACAACCCCATCGTTTTAGTTGGTTCTCAGTTAATTCCCTCCAGTCCTTTCCGCTGGTCGTCCCCCTGGCTGTCCAATAGATTATCCTATGCCCTTTATCAAATAACTCATTGATCTTTGTTATACCCTCAGGATAAGGCTTGGCTAATACATAATCATTGTCCGGAGTAATGGCTATTGTACCATCTATATCAACGTAGTAAATCATTTCAATATCTTTTTTATTGACATTCTTACTGCTTTGTTTGATCCTATCTTTGGTGTCCAACCCAGTAACTCAAGTCTTGATATGTCACATTTATATTGAGGCACATCACCCACCCAACCTCTGTTACCTCCGCCATATATTATCTTTGTGTCTAACCCCATTTCTTCAATAACCATCTCGGCAATCTCTTTTACGGAAGTCTCACCTAACCCGGAAATATTATATAAATTAACTCTCTCACTAATATTTTCCCAAACGTGAAGCATAGCAGAGATACAATCTTTTACATACATATATGGTTTAGTCTGACTGCCATCACCAAGTACTGTCAAAGTATTCGGATTAACTTTTAATTTGCTTATAAAATCCTTTATAACTCCATGCGTAGGTCGTTCACCTATCACATTTGGCAGACGGAAGATCCATGATTTCATATCATACATTGAACAATATGCCGAGATAAATGCTTCGGATGAAATCTTTGATGCTGCATAAAAGGAGATAGGGAAACCACAATATGATTCATCAACCCGTGAATCCGCTTCACCATATACTGATCCAGAAGAAGTAAAAAGAAATTGTTTTATGCCTCGCACTTTACATTTTTCCAGAACAACTAATGTTGTACATAATGTATTTTTAAAATCAAGTTGTGCATCACCGGAAGATATATCCGAGTTAGCTGCCAGATGAAATATGGCATCAAATGAATGAATGCGAAATATATTCTCAAAATCCCTCTGATTCAATATCTCACACTCATGGAACGTAAAGTCTTTATTGCTTCGTAGATGATATATATTTTCTTTTTTACCAGGAGAGAGATTATCTATACCAACAACCTTATGATTTTCAAGTAATTTCTCAGCAAGATGACTGCCTATAAATCCTGCACATCCGGTGATTAGTATTTTCATTTTATAAAATTAAATAATTAAATTGAATTAATCAGCTTTTTTGAATGAGAATTTATCTTTTTTTATTAAATATGGAAAATCATCATTATCAATAAACAAAACATACTTGCCGTCAATATCTCTTACTGTGCCAAATGCCTTAACCCCTCCTTCAAATCCTTTCTTGGTGAACTTAAAAGATGCCTCACCGAAATCGCCAACCTCATAATTATCTCCCATGATATTTTCTATTTATCTTTTTTAACCTATGATGATAACTCACTGAATTAAAATGCTTATTCCTGCCAAGTTGAGTGTTTTCCAAAAGCATCAACCCCCGCTTCTCACTGTAACTCCTTCGTTTTTCCCGATGATGGTGGTGGAAGTTTTTGCTTGGGGAGCAGGAGAACAATAGGAATATGATAAAGATGTATTTCATTGTTATTATTTAATAGCCGTTGCCGTAGCCGTAGCCGTAGCCGTAGCCGTAGCCGTAGCCGTAGCCGTAGCCATAGCCGTTGCCGTCGCCATTGCCGTCGCCATTGCCGTAGCCGTTGCCGTAGCCGTAGCCGTAGCCGTAGCCGTAGCCGTTGCCGTCGCCGTAGCCATTGCCGTAGCCATTGCCGTAGCCATTGCCATAAGTATTTTGAGAATCCTCGAAATTACCTGCTATCCTTAAATCAATGGCCATGATTTTGAATTTACA